AAACAACATAAGTGTTATGGCGAACTTAGCTATATGCTTTCTTCGCCTCCCAAAAATCTCCAAAATTATGATTGGACAGAGATGCCATCTTGTATGGCTGACGAATATAAAATTTCAACCGATCCTATTGAAAATTATAGGAATTATTACATTAGAGGAAAGTCACATATTCATAAATGGACTAACCGAGAACAACCAGATTGGATTTAAATATGTCAAATATGTATAAGAGTGTAAAAGATTTTCATATCGCATTTAATCAAAGAGTTGGCGAAAAACCAGAATTGCCAGATATGAAAGAGCGCGAGCTTAGAGGTAAGCTTTTAACAGAAGAATTTAAAGAATATATTAACGCGGAACACAACAATGATATTGTTAACATTGCTCAAGAACTTGCAGATATTATCTATATTGCATGCGGTACAGCCGTATCATATGGAATACCTTTGGATAAAGTCTTTGCTGCTATTCATAAAGCCAATATGAATAAGTTAGTTGATGGAAAGCCATTAAAGAGAGAAGATGGTAAGGTCATCAAGCCAGAAGGTTGGAAGCCAGCCGACATTAAAAAGATCATCAAAATTAAACCATAATCATTGCATATATACCAGTATGTAACTTAAGGAGATTTTTATGGTAAAGGTTATTGTTGCTAAAAATAAAATTGATTGTGAACATTTGCTTGGCACGTTTGTTGATGCTTCGAGTTATGATATTCTAATTGAAGAAGATACTGATTGTTATATGCCAGCAACTTGCGACGTTGCGCAAAAGGCTAATTGTGGCGGCGATTGTGAAAACTGTTCTAAGGGAACAGATGAACGTCGTATTGCTTTCAAGTTCAGGAAGAATTATTTTTCTAAAAAAGAACAGGATATGGCATATGCTGGCTTGCGCGAAGCTGCAACCGAAAGTCAAAATCGTGGTATTGCTGCTGGTCCTCGTGGCGAAATGCTTGGCGCAGAAGGTCGTGGTGGTAGGGATTGGGTAACTTCATATCAATTAGAAGTGCTTGATTATCTTCTAAACAAGAGCGCACGAATTATTGACGACGTTTCAGTTGAAAGTATTCGTGAAAAATATAAAAACGGCGATCCTAAGAATAATGATGAAACTCGTGGCCAAGTTTGGCTACGATCAGAAGTTTGTAAAATTTATCCAGAATATCATGGATGGTTTGATAAGTGGGTCGATGGTTTAAGTAATAAGCCAAACGATGTTGTTGTACAAGAAGCAACTAAGGTTGCAGAAAAATGGATTTCAACAACCAACTATGCTAAAACAGTTTGGTCTGGAGTTGCCGGATGGTATGATCGTTACCCGAGAATCCCATATGGCCGAGCAACATCATATACTGAAAAGAATCCAGAAAAGTTTGCTATGGCTTATCCCTTCCTTCAAACCCTTAACAAGGGATTCAAGGAATTACTTCCATGGAGATGGGGCAATCAAAAGGAAGCAGCAGATAAGCTTGATCCTCGGTTCTTAGTTCCTGATACTGTATTTACAACAATTACAGTTAATAAGTCATTTAGAACTGCATGTCATCGTGATGCCGGTGACTTAAATGATGGTCTTTCAAATCTGCTAGTTCTTGGCGATGGCGAATATACTGGCGGTTATCTTGTATTTCCAGAATACAGGGTTGCTGTTAATGTTCGGCCTGGAGATTTGTTACTTGTTAATAATCACGAGATTATTCATGGTAACACAGAAATTAAGTTGAATCATGAAAAGGCTGAACGTATTTCACTTGTTTGTTATTTCCGAGAAAAGATGCTAGAACTTAAGAATTGGGAATATGAAAATCTACGTAGGCAGTATGTAGATGAACGGCGACGTAATAAAGACCATAAATTATGGCGACCTTTGTGGAATGGTATTAGTCCGGGTATGTGGGACGAACAAGAATGGTTTGACTATATGGCAAAGCATAATATGCCAGATCCATATGCAAAGGCTCCTGTTGCAAGTCTAGATGCATTTTTCTAATGTGTGGTGTTCTTGGTATTATTATCAAGGATTTTAACGAAAAAGATCATGATTTAATTCGTGGTCTTTTTATTCAATCCATGATTCGAGGGAAACATGCTACTGGCGTTTCCTATATAAAAAATAATAAAGTAAACACAATAAAGGAGTCAATACCATCTGATAAATTTATTGACAAACAAAATTTAAATACATGGAAAAACGAAGATGGAAATCTTTATTGTATTGGTCATATTCGTTACAGTACTTCAGACCTACGTTATAATCAGCCTTTTGCAACCGATAAGATAGGTATTGTCCATAACGGTGTCATATCTCAAGAACCTTCTAATACATGGTTTGAAACTTTCGGTTATAAAACAGAAACAGAAAACGATTCTGAATTAATTCTTCATATGATAGAAGATAATAAGAACCCCTTACAATACCATAACACAAGTATGGCTGTATGCGCCTTGTTTAAAGATAAACGTTTATTGGCATTTCGAAATCATGAAAGACCTCTTTACTATTATCAGGATACAAAAACAGTAATTTTTGCATCAACAAAAGATATTTTAAAGCGCACAGGATTTAAAACAGCAACTAAAACAGAAATGTATAAAATTTATAATGTAAATAATTTTGAACTGACTATCACACGTTCAGAACCAAAAGTTAATATTGAGGACTTGCAATGAAATACAATATTAAAGATTTCACATGGGGTTATGAAATTGAATGGGGAGATATTCCTAGGAATGAAAATATCCCAGAACATCTTGGTAAATGGGAATATGCAGAAACGGATATTGTAAATCTTATTAAACCATACCGTGGTCTTGCTTGCGATCCTCTTGGTATTGATCCTCCAGTTGGAGGAGAAATTAATACTAAACCAACTAAAACTTGGGAAGAGCAAGTAGATCGTATAATGGAAATTAAAAAGTTATTTAAACATCCTACTGCTTCATGCGTTAATCATGGCCATCTTCATGTATATGTTCCTGGGTTAAAGGACGATATCGAATCTTTAAAAAAGATTATCAAATACATTAAAGAAAATCAACATCAAACTATTGATGCTTGTTATCAATACCGAGTCCACCCAGATATGTCTCTTTCGAAAACGGCTAAGACTTATTTGAAATGGGATGGCGGACGACCTATGCCTGATTATATGTGTGATAATATTGTCAATAAAGCTAATAACTTTGACGATTTTATTCGATTACATGCAGCAGGTAAAGATGGCGTGTCTATGGGCCGACCTTTTCGACATGCAATAAACACATATTGTATGAAGCATACTGGAACTATTGAATTTCGTTGTTTTAGATCCTCAACAGATTCTAGAGAAATATTTGATTCTTTTAGATTCGTCGCTGAATTTATGAAAGCTGCACTAAACGATGGTCCTCCAGTTAATGAAATTTTAAGAAAGGGACAGTTTGTGTTTCCTACATTTACATATGACAGTGAAATGTATATTGCATGGGAAAAAACAAAGTATGATAAATCAAGGGGAAATAAAAAAAGAGAATACCATGATGTTAAAGAAAACATCACGTGAAGAATTTAAAAAATTTCTTACTACATTAAAATCGGATAATTTTTCGAAAACATTTATCGCTAAATGTGATATGATGGATGCTTGGGATAAATGTATAGGTTATTGGATCGGCGACGAGTTAGCAGGTGCTATTGTTGTAACAATTTCAAAAAAATCACCTACAGTTGCCAATCTTCAATTATTGCATACATTTTCTAAATTTAGAGGCAAGGGCGTAGGTAAGTTACTTTGTAACTGGGCGTTGTCATATGCTCTTGAACAAGGTGCAAAATATTTTCGTGTATCTGCCGAATTTGATGCAGTTGAATTTTATGAAAAATGCGGTTTTAAATTTGTTGGTAGACAAAAAACTGCTAAACTTTCAATGTTTTGTTTGACAGATAAAATCGTTTCTAACAATAGTTTTGAACCTGATGAATTTATCTGGAAAGCAATAAATAAAAAAGGTAAAGGATCGTGTGTTGAATGTTATGTTGAATATCAAGGCGTCTACAAATATACAACAAACTAGAAAAAAAGATTTTATAAATTGGTATAAATGGTCGTTGTCTATTAAAGATTGCGATCCTTCTATTTTTATGACTAACTATTTGTTTGATAGATTTGAACATAATAAGGAACAAAAATTATGGATTTCTTGGATTTATGGAACAACATATTATTTTCCAACAACATGGATTATTTGGAACGAATTTCCAGATATGGAACTTGTTGGCCTTGAACGATTAAGAGAATGGAACAACAATAATTACAAAAGGCTCCGCTATCAAACTGATACTAAATGGAATAAAGGTCATCTTCCGGCCCAGTTTGAATCATATAAAAATTGGGTAGGAAATAAAACTCAACGAGAAGCATTTAGTCCTTTCCTTGTCAATACGCCAAGAGAAAATTTTGAAAATCTCTGGTCGGAAATAAAAACAAAATTCCACAAATTTGGTCGCTATTCGACTTGGTTTTATATGCAAACGTTGAAACAGTGTTGCGATATGCCAATTGACCCATCACATTTAATGTTGAGTGATTACGAAGGTAGTCGTTCTCATCGCAATGGTCTTTGCATGGCGCTTGGCCTAGATGATTGGTATGATAAAAAACTTAATAAACAAGAGATAAATTATCTAGATGGTCAAGCTTATTATATATTGCAAGAAGTAAAACAAGATTTTCCTAATACAGATTATTTTGATATGGAAACGTGTCTATGTAGTTTCAAAAAACTTTTTCGTATTAAAAAAGGAAGATACTTAGGATACTATCTTGATAGACAAGCAGAAGAAATTAAACAATGTGAAAATGATGGATGGTATGGTATAGATTGGCAACCACTTTGGGATGCAAGGGCGGAAATTTTGGATAAAAAGTTGTTGACTAATAATATAAATAATAGTAAAATGGAGTTATATACCAAGTATAACATTTTAGATTGCACTGGCCTTTTTGAACAAAAAAATAATTTAGAATATTTTATGGAGTAATTATGAAAATTATTGCAATCGGTGGTGAGCCAGGCGCAGGTAAAACTTCGCTGATGAAAAAAATTATAGAAAAATATAAAATGCTTCCTGCATACGAAGCTTTTAAATTAGTACCATATCTCAATAAAAACAATTATTACGTTCTTGGTAAATATGAGCAAAATGAAGTTTTTGCTGGCACTGATCGTATGAGCATGGCAGTGCAGCCAGAAGCCAAAAAGTTTCTTTCTAGTTTACCAGAAAATTCTATTGTTCTATTTGAAGGCGATAGATTATTCAATTCTTCTTTTTTAGAAATGTGTGTCGAATTATATGATACTAAAATTATCTATCTGAAAACATCAAAGAACGTAAGACAAGAAAGGTATGAAGAAAGAAAAAGCAATCAAAACGAAACTTGGTTGCAAGGTAGAGAAACTAAAATATCAAATATATTGTCTAATATTCAATTGATGTTTAATATTGAGAGTTATGAAAATAATAATTTAGAACAACAATCTAAATTAGTGGATATTATATCCGGTTATATGGAGTAAAAAATGAAAACTTGCACTTGTGGTAAAAAAAATTGTGGGTGTTCTAGTGTAGATTTAATGCCGCTAGAGTTAGAAACAACATCAATTGTTAATTATAAATATGAAGAAGGAAAAATTATTTCCGACTTCAAAAAATATGTTGACAAAACTTATTCCGAACATTATAATAGTTCAGATAATGTCCAAGCTTTTGATGCTTGGATTGCATTAGGAGATGCCACTCCTACTTTTCGTAATACGGCATTAAAATATTTGTGGCGTTATGGAAAAAAGAATGGCAATAATAAAGATGATTTAATGAAAACTCTACACTATATTCTACTATGTTTATATAACGATCATTATAAGAAAGGTGATTAAAATATGGAAATTAATATCCCAATTGAAGAACTCCGAAAGAGGAAATTATTTATTGCAACACCAATGTATGGTGGGCAATGCGCAGGAATGTTTGCACGTTCAATTGCAGACTTGAGTGCACTTTGCACACAATACGGAATTCCCTTACAGTTTTATTTTCTGTTTAACGAATCTCTAATTACACGTGCAAGAAATTATTGTTGCGATGAATTCATGCGTTCAGATGCGGAACATCTAATGTTTATTGACTCTGATATTGGTTTCAATCCACAGGATGTAATTGCTCTTATGGCATTACAGGCACAAGACCCAGAAAAGTATGATATTATCGGCGGTCCATATCCAAAGAAGTGTATTTCTTGGGAAAAGATTAAGCATGCTGTTGATAAGGGTGTTGCTGACGAAGATCCGAATGTTCTAGATAAGTTCGTTGGAGATTATGTATTTAATCCAAAGGGCGGTCAAGGTTCTATTGCAATTGGTGAACCATGTGAAGTTCTTGAAATTGGAACTGGTTTCATGATGGTTTCTAAGCAAGCTATGAAGAAGTTTGCTGATTCTTATCAGCAATATCTATATCGTCCAGATCATATTCGTACAGAACACTTTGATGGTTCAAGAAAGATTATGATGTATTTTCAGGCAGAAGTTGATCCTAAGTCTGAACGTTATCTTTCAGAAGATTATTGGTTCTGTCAGAAGGCGCAGGAAATTGGTCTACGTACATGGTTCTGTCCATGGATGAAGATGCAACATGTAGGCACTTATATCTTTGGTGGGTCGTTGGCAGACTTAGCTTCTATTGGAGTTAGTGCTACTGCTGATCCATCTAAGCTTGGTGGTAAACCTAAGAAGAAGTAACTTAAGGAGCATATATTATGAAGATTGATGTTAATACAGTTAATGTTTTGAAGAACTTCGCTAAAATTAATGGTTCTATCCTTGTTCAAGAAGGCAATGTCTTAAAGACGGTGTCGCCTTCTAAGACTATTTTAGCCAAGGCGGTTGTGAACGATAAGTTTAAGACTAAGTTTGCAATTTATAATTTGGATCGTTTTATCTCAACTCTGAGTTTATTCAACGATCCATCTCTAGAGTTTGGCGAAAAGTCTGTAAATATTTCTGATTCAAATAAGAACATAAACTATGTTTATGCTGATGAATCAACTATTACTAAGCCACCAGAAAAGCAAATTACTCTACCTACGTCAGACGTTACATTTAATCTTACAAATGAAAGTTTGAAGGATGTAGAAAAGGCTTCTGGTGTTCTTAGTTTGCCTGAAATTGTAGTTTCAGGTGATGGTACCAATATTTACTTACAAGCAATGGATACTAAGAACCCATCAGGTGATGTGTATTCTATTACTATTGGTAAAACAAAGAAGACATTCAAGGCAGTATTTAAGTCTGAGAATATTAAGATTATCCCAGGAGAATATGAAGTAACAATTTCTTCAAAGGGCATTTCCCACTTCAAGGGAAACAATATTGAATATTGGATTGCAATCGAACAATCTTCTTCTTTTTGATGGGGCGTTAAGCCCCACCTTTTTTTATTATGGAGTTATATTATGAATGAACAGTTCCTATGGTGTGAAAAATATCGTCCGAAAACTATTAGTGAAACGATTTTACCAAATGAACTAAAAAATACTTTTCAACAATTTGTTAATCAGAAAAACATTCCTAACATGATTCTATCAGGTTCTGCAGGAGTTGGTAAAACTACTGTTGCAAAAGCTATGCTTGAAGAACTTGGTTGCGATTATATTACTATCAATGGATCAATGAATGGAAACATTGATACTCTGAGAAATCAAATTTTAAACTTTGCTTCATCTGTTTCTTTAACAGGCGGTAGGAAATATGTAATTCTTGATGAGGCGGATTATCTAAATGCCAATTCTACTCAGCCAGCATTACGCAACTTTATGGAAGAGTATTCTAAAAATTGTGGCTTTATTCTAACTTGTAATTACAAAAACAAAATTATTGAGCCACTACATTCAAGGTGTTCTGTTATTGATTTTAAAATTGATAAAAAGGAACTTACCAAACTAGCATCTCAATTTTTTAAGAGAATTCAGTCTATCTTAGAAAAAGAAAATATCAGCTATGATAAATCTGTTGTTGCAGAATTAATCAAGAAGCATTTCCCCGATTGGCGACGAGTTCTTAATGAACTGCAGAGATATTCTGCAACAGGTTCTATTGATTCTGGCATTCTTACGAATGTTTTGGAAATTTCCATCAAAGAATTAATTAATCTGTTAAAGAACAAACAGTTTACAGATATTCGTAAATGGGTTGCTGAGAATATTGATAACGATCAAAACTTAGTATTCAGAAAGCTCTATGATACTTGTTCTGAATATTTGACCAAACAAAGTGTACCGCAACTGGTTTTACTTTTGGCCAAGTATCAATATCAAGCAGCATTTGCTGTTGATTCTGAAATTAATCTCATGGCATGTTTAACAGAAATGATGATTGATTGTGAGTTTGTTTGATGACTAATCCATTTGATTATGTAAATTCTATCTTATATAATAAGAAAAATATCATTGATAATGAATCTTCAGAAAGGGAATACGTTCCCTTTCTTACAAACAAGGCTCTATCCTATTATCCAGATACGCTATTTTACGCACAAGAAATGAACGTTAATAATCATATAGATAAGAAACTTCAATTTGATTATTTAATAAATAACGTTAGGCTCGTTAAAAGACCAAAATCTAAATGGGCCAAAAAGAAAGAAAACAATGACATTGATGCGTTGCAGGAATTTTTTGGGTATAGTTATCAAAAAGCAAAAGTTGCGCTATCTGTTCTTTCAAAAGAACAACTAAAAGAAATAAAAAGAAGAATCGAAAAAGGTGGAGCAAATGAATGAAATTTTAGAATCTCTTGTCGAAATAAAAATCGCAGAGGAAGAAGATTTTTTAAAGATCAAAGAAACATTGACCAGAATTGGAATAGCTTCAAGGAAAGAAAAGAAGCTATATCAGTCATGCCATATTTTTCACAAACAAGGAAAATATTACATAGTACATTTTAAAGAAATGTTTTTGATTGATGGTAAACAATCTAATTTTTCAGAAGAAGATAAGGGTCGTAGAAATAAAATTATTGCTCTTTTGCAAGATTGGAATTTGCTAAAAGTTGTTGAATCGGAAAAAATCCAATCGCCTGTTGCGCCGATGAATCAAATTAAAATTATAAATCATAAAGAAAAAAATGAATGGGCATTAGAATCAAAGTATAACATAGGAAAGAAAAAGTAAGGATATTAAAATGTTACCATGGAAAATTGTGAAAAAAACTTATACGCCTGCAGATAAGAAAATTGAAGAAATAAAAAATATTCTTTTTCCTCCAATGAAACTTAAAGAAGAACTAATCGAAGGAACCCCATTTAAGTACCATATTGATTATTCTGTTGACTCTAATTTAGATGCTGCGCTTATCGATTTGCAAGAAGGTCACAATGACCAAGTTACGCAAAATACGATAAACGCAGCAATTAAAAAATTACATCAAATTAGGAAAATACTTGAAGCATACTCGGAATTTGATAAAGACGCCAAGTATATAATTGTTGATAACGAAGACCAAGAAGCTGATATTATTGCTTCTGATAATTAATGCTTGTTTATAGTTTGTTGAGCGTCGTTTAGGTAATTTTTAATAGCGGTAATTGAATTTTTACAAACTTTATTATCTTGATATAAAGTTATAATCAATTTAGCTACTGCTATATCATCCAAATTTTTTGGATTTGGAAACGTTTTAATTGTCGGACAACGAAAAAAACTGTCATTAGGCATAACTGAAATATATTTTGTTTCTACTAAATTTGGTTGAGCAGAATTACATCCTGCTAGAATTAGTAACGTTGGTATAACTAATAATTTTCTCATTGATCTTTCCCTAATTCTTCTATTGTTCTTTTTAAGATATCAGAAGATGTTTTGTCATCTTTTTTTGCTTCATCTGAATTTAAATATTTATTTAAATTGTCAAGAGAGTTAATTAGTTGTTGATTTTTTGTAGTTAGATCGTCTATAATTTTTTTCTGATCGTCGTTCAATTTATTTAAGTTATCATTAATTATTTTTTGGTCTTTTAATGTTTGTTCTAATTGTTTGTTATTAAATTCGAGTAATGCCTGTTTTTCAATGGAATGTTTCCATGTAAAATAAGCTATTGTTATTGCGGTTATTATGACTGTGATAAATAGAAAATATCTAACTATTTTACTTCCCAATAATGCAAAAACAAACATTTTATCCTCCTCTTTTATAGGATTATTTATATGGCATATGTAGTAGTTCCTGAACATATTATTATTGATGCAGATTCTGCGATGATGGAAGAGAATGACGAAACTAGTTCTTTTAATAAAGTTTTAAATGCGGGAACTGAAATCAAAAATGCTGGGTTAACTCCAATCTATATGTTAGATACAGAGAAGATGGATTTACTCGTCGTAGTTAAAGAATATATTGGAAAAAAGTTGCACTGACCCCTTTAAATTCATTTCCGAAGACCCTATATAATATGTACGCTGCCTAATGGAGCGTACAATTTTTTATAACTCGCTTAATAAGGAGAAAAATATGAACGATATTTTTTCATTCAACACAACCAATTTCGATAAGTTTTTCGTTGGTTCTGATCGTTTAATTAACGCACTTGCTAAAGCACATAGCGAATTTACTAAAGCTATTCCTGCATATCCCCCATATAATATTGTTAAGGTCGACGAAAACAAGTACGCCATTGAAATGGCAGTTGCTGGTTTTGGTAAGAACAATATTGAATTGGAACTTTCCAATAACGTTCTTACAATTAAGGGCGGTATGACTGTTGAAAATATGGCAGAAGAAAGCACAAACCCAGTAGCCTATATTTACAAGGGTATTGCCGATCGTTCTTTCACACGTAAGTTCACTCTTGCTGATGCTGTTGAAGTTAAGGATGCACAATTGATTAATGGTATGCTTAAGATTTGGCTAGAACATATTATTCCTGATGACAAAAAGTCAAAGAAGATTGATATTAATGATGGGCACTCCGAAACTACAACTGTATCAAAGAGGATTAAGTAAATGTCAATTATTAATAAAATTGCAAATTGGCTAGACCGCCAATCCCAAATCAAAAAAGCAGTACGAGAACTTTCTCGAATGACTGACAGAGAACTAGCCGATATTGGAATTTCTCGTACAGACATTATTAGAGTTGCACGAGAGGCGAATACATAATGTGGCCTTATAACGAAGAAGAACTAGATTTCATAAATAATGGATGTTGAATAATAAATAGAGGGGATATCCCCTCTATTTTTTTTAAGGAGAATAATCAATGATAACTTTACAACAACTAAAAGATTTATTCCCTTACACTAATGAAAATACACTTTCGCAATATATTGAAGGCATCAATAAAACTATTGATGATTATCTAATTAATAACCCTGCTATGTTTTTAGCACAAATTGGTGTAGAATCTAATGGGTTGAGGGTAATGGAAGAAAATTTAAATTATTCTGCTTCAAGATTAAGAGTTGTTTTTCCTAGATATTTTCATAACAGAGATGCTAATGATTATGATAGAAACCCAGAAAAGATTGCTAATTTAATTTACAGTAATCGTATGGGTAATGGTTCTGAAGAATCGGGCGATGGATATAAATTTCGTGGCCGAGGAGCATTACAAATTACCGGTAAATATAATTATGAAAAATTCGCTCAATCGGTCAATATGAGCGTCGATGATGTAATTGATTATATTACTACACCCGAAGGGGCTGTTATGTCTGCTGGTTGGTTTTGGAAAGCTAACAATATTAATAGAATTTCAAACGATATTGTTCTGACTAGCCGTAGAATTAATGGTGGCGATAATGGATTGCGTGCCAGAATTGGTATGTATGAAAGGGCTAGAAAAATAATCTATTGACTTTTCAAGTAAAATATAGTATACTTGAAAATAGCGGTTTGTGGGCCGAAAAGGCCGAACGCGCAGAAAGGATTTCATCATGTTCTATACAAACGTATTCATCCGCGGAGATTTCATTTATCTCCGCGGATTCGATAAGGGTCTTCGAATCAAGGAAAAGATAAATTATAAACCATATGTTTTTATTCCAAGTAATAAAGGAAATTATAAAACATTACAAAACAAGTCTGTTGATAAACTTGTATTTGATAGCATTAAAGATGCAAAGGGGTTTATTGAAAAGTACAGCGAAGTTTCCAATTTTGAATTTTATGGATTAACAGGGCCAAACTTCAAGTATCTTTATATTTTCGATAATTTTAAAGGTGATATTGATTATGATCCTCAACTAGTCAAGGTAGGCACATTAGATATTGAGTGTGCTGCTGACGAAGGGTTTCCTAGTATTGAAAGAGCAGATAAGCCTCTGACTGCTATTACTATTCGTAGCAGAGGTAGAAATTATGTATTCGGTTGTGGAGATTTTAAGTCCAATGATCCCAATACATATTATCTAAAGTGTAAAGATGAACATGATCTAGTTCAGAAGTTTATTGATGCATGGGAAAAGCTAGACCTTGATATTGTCACAGGTTGGAACATTGAGTTTTTCGATATTCCTTATCTTGTCAATCGCATCAAGCTTCTGTTCGGCGAAGCTCATGCCAAGCGACTATCACCATATAAAATACTCGATTCTAAAATGATAGAGTTTCGTGGTAAGGAAAATCAAAGCTATTCTCTGGCAGGGATAGCAGTGATGGATTATTATCAACTTTATCGTAAGTTTACTTTCGGTAATCAGGAAAGTTATAAGCTAGATTATATTGCTCAGGTTGAACTGGGCGAGAACAAGATTGACTATTCTGAGTATGGTAATCTATTAGAACTGTATAAGAAAAACTTTCAGAAGTTTATTGAGTATAACATTCATGACTGTGTTCTGGTTGATAGACTTGATGATAAGATGAAGTTTATTGAACAGGTCATGGCCATTGCATATGATGCCAAGGTTAATTATGAAGATACTATGACCACAGTTAAACCTTGGGATATTATCATTCATAATTATTTGCTTGAAAGGAATATTGTTATTCCGCAGTTTGAACCTTCTCATGAAGATTTCGAACTGGTTGGCGGTCATGTTAAGGAAGTTAATCCAGGGTTATATAAGTGGGTTGTAAGTTTCGATCTTAACAGTCTATATCCTCATCTTATTATGCAATATAATATTAGCCCAGAAACGTTTGTTAATAGGATTGAATTTCCATCAATTGACTATTTGCTTAATGGTACATGGGAATATCGTGATGGTTCAGTAGCATATGCTGCCAATGGATGCACATATAGAAAAGACAAGCAGGGCTTTCTTCCTGCTCTGATGGAAAAGATGTATAATGATCGTGTTGTCTATAAGCAGAAAATGATTGAAGCTAAGAAAGAACTTGAAGAAATTGAAAAAGAAATGAAAATTCGTGGATTATTGGCTAATTAAAATAACAATTACCAATAGCTCAACAAAATATTCAAATAGCTATCACTAAAAATAGAGGAAGAAAACGACCAAAACATTCTGAATTTATGTCAAAATATTTTTCCGAATTTTGGAAAAATAATAAAGAAAAAATGCGAGATGCATTATCAACAACTTTTCAAGCAATTTCACCAACAGGAGAAATTTATCTAACAAATAGATTACAAGAATTTTGCGAAAATAAAAATTTAAGTTATAGTACTTTATGGACTACAAGTAAAACTGGTATTACACCCAAAAAAGGGAGAAGTAAAGGATGGTTATGTCGAAACTTAGCGCCTTGAGAAAGGAGGAGCTTATTGCGCGCCGTGAGCAGTTGATTAAGGATGTTGCTCGCTATCAAAATCTTCAGATGGCGAAAAAAATCCAACTCAATTCTGCTTATGGCGCTCTTTAGCTTGGTAATAGATACTTCCGTTGGTTCTCATTCAATAATGCGGAGGCTATTACAACTTCAGGTCAGCTTTCTATTCGTTGGATCGAAAGAAAGATGAACAAGTTTATGAATAAAATTTGTAAAACTAAAGATGTAGATTATGTAATTGCATCAGATACAGATTCTATCTATGTTACTTTTGCTAATCTGATACCTGATAACTCAGATGAACTAGAAGCTGTTAAGTTAATTGATAACTTCTGTGAAAAATATATTCAATCATATATTGATAAATGTTATGATGAACTTGCGGGTATGATGAATGCATATCAGCAGAAGATGAAGATGAAGCGCGAAACTATCGCAAATAAGGGCATCTGGAAAGCTAAGAAGATGTATATTCTAAATGCCTGGAATATCGAAGGTGTACAGTTTGATAAACCTAAGTTAAAGATTCAAGGGATTGAAGCAGTTAGAAGTTCAACTCCACATGCTTGCAGAGAAAACATCAAGAACTCTCTGTCTATCATGATGAACGAAAACCAAGAAACTCTGATTCAGTTCATTGAAAAATTCAAGAACGAATTTATTAATCTCTCGTTTGAAAATATTGCATTTCCAAGAGGAGTAAAGGGTATTGGGAAATATAAAGATTCTGCATTAATTTATAAAAAGGGAACTCCTATTCATGTTAAAGGAGCGTTATTGTTTAATAACATGATTAAAAAGTTAAACATAAAAAGTATCCCACCAATTTCTGATGGCGATAAAATTAAATTCGCATATTTAAAGATACCAAATCCCATACAGGATACTGTTATTTCAACGCCAGATGAATTGCCAAATGAACTAGGACTAGATAAATATATTGACAGAGACAAGCAATTTGATAAATCATTTCTTGAACCAATTAAATCTATTGCTAATATTATTGGTTGGGAAGTTGAACACAAATCAACTTTGGAAAGTTTTTTCGATGGTTAAGGATAAGGTAAAAATGAATTTACAGGAAGATGATTTTGGGTTTTCTTTAGTAACTGAAGAAGAACTAAAAGCTAATGAAGAAGCACTAAAGAAAAAAGTAGAAGAACAATCTTTAATAGTTCAGCAAACATCGGCTGAACTAAATGATAAACTTCATGGATTACGTAATATGATTATGCCACTACTTAAAAACTTATCAAAAGATTCAGAAAAAGAATATATTTGGTGGCCAAACAGAGTTGAGAAAATCACTCAATTCATTAATAAAATAAACGATTACGTGGACAATTAATGATAAATTACATAGCACTAATTGTTGCGTTATGTATTTCATGTGTATCAGGATTTTATAGTATATATGGTCTAACAGCGATTTTCTCGTCTGCTTTCTATCCAATCATATTGATGGGCGCAGTATTAGAGGCGGGAAAGTTAACAACGGCATCTTGGTTATATAATAACTGGGATATCGCTTCAAGACCATTAAAATATTATTTAACGATAATGGTTATTTTATTGATGTTAATCACATCTATGGGAACTTTTGGTTTTTTATCCAGAGCGCACATAGAACAAACAGTTTCTATTAATACCGGTAATGCAGACCAAGTAGAAATTATAAATCAAAAAATTAACGAAGAAACTCAAACTATAGATGATATAAACAAACAAATAAAACAAATAGATGATGCTATATCAAAAATGACCGATAAGGGCCAAGCATTATCTTCATTAAAAGCAGCAGACCAACAAAGAAAAACAAGAGACCAGTTAATTCAGAAAAAAACAGAACATAATAATTCAATTTCTTCGTTGAATGAAGAAAAAATAAAACTACAATCTAATATTAAAAAATTAGAAGCAGAAGTTGGTCCAATAAAATATATTGCACAATTATTGTATGGTAGTGATGGTTACGATGTAACTGAAAAGGCAGTAAGATATGTAATAATGCTATTAGTTATAGTATTTGATCCATTGGCCGTCGTTCTTTTGATTGCAGCAAATTTTGGATTGAGTCGCCAAAAAAAGAGCTTGCCTTTAACTGAAAAACGAGGTATACTTAAAATACCTAGCAATGTGCTAGACAAACATCCATAAATAATTCGACAGAGGTAGCACCTTTGTATAAATCAAACAGCATTGAAAGGAAAACAAATGAGCAATCTAATTGATAAACTTATAAACTCAGGTTCAATCAAAGAATCATATATTCTATCGCAATCACCATATTTCTTAGATAAAGATACAATTACAACAGACCTCCCGATTTTGAATGTAGCTTTTTCTGGAAAGCTAGAGGGCGGATTAATTCCCGGCCTAACAGTATTTGCAGGAGCATCAAAGTCGTTTAAAACTATGTTAGGTCTTTATTGTATGAAGGCATACTTCAATAAGTATGAAGATGCGGTTTGTCTTTTTTACGATACTGAATTTGGCACGCCTCCTGCATATCTTAATTCTTTAGGAATTGATACAAAGCGTGTTATTCATATCCCAGTTGAGCATGTAGAACAATTAAAGTTTGATATTGTTAAGAGGCTTAATGAAATTAAGCGTGGCGACAAAGTTTTTATTATGATTGATTCTCTTGGTAATCTTGCTTCTAAGAAAGAAGTTGAAGATGCAGAAGAAGAAAAGACAGCAGTTGATATGACTCGTGCAAAGGCGATTAGAAGTTTACTTCGAATCATCACTCCGCACTTGACTACAAAAGATTTACCTTGTATCATTATTAATCATGTATATCAAACAATGGAATTATATTCTAAGGTTGTAATTCCAGGCGGTACAGCAGTAACCTATGCTGCTAATCAAATCTTTGTCATTACAAAGGCTCAAGAAAAGGATAGTTCTGGCGAAATTGAAGGATACAAGTTTACTATCAATATTGAGAAGTCTAGGTTCGTTAAGGAAAAATCAAAGCTGCCCTTTGTAGTAACATACGAAAAGGGTATCAACAAATGGTCTGGACTTGTTGATTTGGCAATGGAATCAAAACATGTTCAACAGCCAAAGAAGGGATGGTATTGTTTATCTGACCCAGAAACAGGCGAATTGTTTGAACCGAATATGCGATATGATGCGTTAGCTTCAAATAGTGAAATCTGGAATAAGCTACTAAAAGATAATTCATTTAAAACTTATATTGAAAACAAGTATTCTATGAATACAAATTTAGTGGGCGAAGAATCTGATCTCGAACAATGAGGTGTTGAATGAGTTTGGAATTGGTTATATTAGAAAATCTATTATACAACGAAGAGTATACTAGAAAGGTTATACCATTTTTAAAGTCAGAATATTTTTCAGATTATAACGAAAGAGTTATCTATGAAACCATAGATACTTTTTTCAAGAAGTTTAACGTTTGTCCATCAATAGAATCTTTGTCAATTGATCTTTCTAATGTTCAATTGAATGAAAATTCTTTTAAGACGTGTAAAGAAATTGTTTCTGGTCTTAGCAAACCAGAAACAAATACTGACTGGCTTATGGGTCAAACAGAAAAGTGGTGTCAAGAAAAAGCGATTTATAATGCACTAATGCATTCTATTTCTATTCTTGATGATAAATCAGGTAAACAATCAAAGGGAGCAATCCCTCAGATATTGTCTGATGCGATTGCTGTATCTTTTGATACGCATATCGGCCATGATTTCATTGATGATTTCGAAGCCCGCTATGAGTTCTATCACAAGAAAGAAGTCAGAATACCTTTTGATCTTGATTACATGAATAAGATCACAGGTGGCGGTCTACCAAGAAAAACTCTCAATATTATTATTGCGGGAACTAATGTTGGTAAGTCGCTGTTCATGTGTCATTGTGCAGCTGCAAATTTGATCGCTGGTTCTAACGTTTTGTATATCACTCTTGAAATGAGTGAAGAAAGAATCGCAGAACGCATTGATGCAAATTTGCTTGATATTACAATGGATGAATTGAAAATCATTCCAAAAGATTTATATGATAAAAAGATAAATAGAGTTAAGCAGAAAACGGTAGGTAAGTTAATCGTTAAAGAGTATCCAACTGCTGCTGCAGGAAGTGCAAACTTTAGGCATCTAATTAATGAGTTAAAGATTAAGCGTAACTTTGTTCCTGATATTATCTATATTGATTATTTGAATATCTGTTCTTCCTCAAGACTAAAGCTTAGTTCATCTGTAAATTCTTATACTTTGGTTAAGGCTATCGCAGAAGAACTAAGAGGGCTTGCAGTTGAAAACAACGTGCCTATTGTTTCTGCAACTCAGGTAAACAGAAGTGGTTTCACTGATTCTGATTTTGGTATTGAAAATACTTCTGAGAGTTTTGGTTTGCCAGCAACAGCTGATTTTATGGTTGGATTAATTTCAACTGAAGAATTAGCAGGGCTCAATCAAATTATGGTTAAGCAGTTAAAGAATAGGTATGGTGATCCAAATATTAATAAACGGTTCGTCATTGGGATTGATCGCAGCAAGATGAGATTGTATGATGTAGAACAGGAAGCTCAAACATTAACAAATGATGATATGTCGGTTTTCGATAATTCTAAGTTTGGTCATGAAGATAATGAAAGGAGCAGCCCAAAAAAGAAATTTAACAAAAAAATGTTTGATGGGTTTAAGTAAATGAAAAAATTAGAACTTTGGTTATTTAAAAAATTGATTAGAAGAAAAATACATCAAGGTTCTGTACCTGAAATATACAAAATTGTATATGAAGTTTCTTTAAAAGAATATAATAAAGAAAAATCATATACAATACAAAACTATCTAACCGAATGCTTTCACAAATCTTTCTGGAAATAATGTGGAGAAACATGATGAACTATAGTATTGTTAATGTTGACGATATGTTTGCTGTCAAGGAAACTGCAACGGAACAGATTATTAAGACTTTCAAGACAAAAGAAAAGGCTCGTAAGTTAATGAAGCATTTAAATCTTGGTGGTGGATTTGATGCATGGACTCCAACTTTTATTGTTCGTAAAATCAAGTAAAATATAAATAAGCAAAGAGTTTAAATGTTTGAGTAGTAATACTCAAGAGGCAATGCGCATTTTGGATAATTTGCACGGAATAGCTGGGACCAACAGTGGGGTTCTGCCCAGCACATTTAAGCTGTTTTAAAGGTGGAGCATGCTCCACCTTTTTTTATTTTATAAATAGTTAAAAACAAACGGAACTTTTTATATGATAAAATTCAAAGAACTAATTCTTGAAAACGTAAAAGAGCCAAATCCAAGAGCAATACATTATTTTGATTTGGACGATACTTTATTTTCACATGATAATCATAAATTGCGTGTTCATGTTTTAGATCAACATGGCAGAAGAGTTCGTTCTCTGACAAATCAAGAATATAATACGCACCAATTGCCTGATAATCATTCATATGATTATAGAGAATTTCGTAATTCTGATTTGTTTGGAGAAACAGCCAAACCAATTAAAAAAACATTATCAAAGCTTAAAGCTTTACAAAAAAACGGACATAAAGTTGAGATATTAACTGCTAGACAAGACTTAGATGACAAAGATCGTTTTGCCCATCATATGAAAAAATTCGGCGTTGATATAGATCAAGTTCATGTAAGAAGAGCAGGTAATTTACCAGGCAAAACTCCTGATGCAAAAGCCTCTGTTGTTCGTGATGCAATTAATAGAAACGGTCATAACGAAGTTCATTTATATGACGACTCTCATGAAAATTTAAATAAATTTTTAAGTTTGAAACGTGAACATCCAGAAGTAGAGTTTAACGCTCATCATGTTCAACATGATCCAGAAACTGGAAAAGTTGCAATTACTACAAGGAAAGTATAATGTTAAAATTTATAGAATATATAATTGAAAGCAAAGGCGCTTCAACTGCATTTTCCGGCCATGCTAACGAACATTTCACACATGCTTTATTAAAAGAATATATCAATCATGTATCTAGGTCTTTAAAAAAAGGTTTAGATTATGATGCAGCGCATGAAGCTGCGCTTAAACACATGAATAATATTAAATATGAAAAGCATGCAGATATTCCAGAAGTACAAAACTCTCGTCAGTCTTTAGGCGATGATGAGATGTCTGCCATACATAACGACTCTAAAAAAACAGCAACTGCTCTTTTAAACCATATCAAAGACAATTATGGTCATGCTGTTGAAGATTCTTATCATACTGGAAAAATTGGTCCAAAAGGAGTTAAAGACTTAACTGGCGGTCAAGGTTCTGAGGCTGATATTTTATTGAAAACTAGATCGCCACAGGGTCAACAAGATACAGCTAAAGCTATATTAGAACATATTGGTTCTTCTCTAAAATATTCAAAGGCTAAAACGAATCAAATTAAAATTCATTCTCCAACTATAAACAAAATGGCAGAAATAATAGATGCGCATCATAAAGCTATGCATGGTAATAGTTCGGGAATACATGAAATATTGAATAATATAGGAAAAGAAGGTATTGCCGCACAAAGAGCAGCTCTTGCAAAACATCATAATGTACTTTCTGAATATTTTAACAACGCAAAAATACCAAAAATGACATATGCGCCTGTTACAGATGAACATGGTAATATAACTGGCGGCGCTTTATCACAGGATGCAGTAAGTCATATTAGAGATAGTAAAGATCCTAGATTACAAGCAGCCTATGCAGATATGTCTGCAGAAAATCTTAAAATGAAAACTAAAATAGCAGCTACGCTTCATAATGCTATGGCAAATGTTTTAGATCATCGATCTAACGATCCAAATCATGCTGCAATAAAAGAATCATTGTTAAGATCAATGGGCAATCTTAAAACGGATAAGCTTCCAACCTTTTTAGTTTCAACAGAAAGAAATAAACCACGAGCATCAATTTATGATACAGGCAATTTTTTTACACAACATTTAGCACATAATGGTACAGATCAACATAATTACACAGGAAAATCTACGTTCACAGCAGGTCCCCTTTCATTTGCATTAGATGCAAGACCAACGACAAGTAAACCCCCTATTACAAGTTTTCCGATAAACACAACGATTAATGTGTCAGACATTAAAAAAGGATTTGATACGCCTAAAGAAAAATTACCAAAACAACAAAACCCAACAACACCGCCACTAAGTAATGATGGTACTCATGGAGGACCAATGTTTAAAGGACCATTAGATGCATAATTTTTTACAATATTTGACAGAAGCTGAAGAACAAGAAAAAGGCAAAGCATTAAAACATTTAACACATGTTGAGGATTATGTAATACATGGAGGTCATGAAGGTGTTGCAACTGCAGATCATCACCTCCAATCATTACACAATATGTTGCTTGGTAAAAATGCACCAGTTCATGTATCAACTAAATGGGACGGTGCACCGTCAGTAGTTTTTGGACAACACCCACAAACAGGTCAATTTTTTGTTGCATCTAAATCTGCTTTTAATAAGACGCCGAAAATAAATTATACCGATGAAGATATTGAAGCCAATCATGGTCATGCTCCAGGGTTAGTTGAAAAACTAAAAGCGGCGCTACGTTATTTACCTTCAATTATGCCACGTAACGGCGGTGTATATCAAGGCGATTTACTTCATACAGAAGGCGATGCCAAAACAAAAGGCGGAATGACAAGTATAACGCCTAATACCATTACATATTCAGCCCCAGAAGAATCTGCTGAGGGTCAAAATATGCATAAAAAATTAGGAATTGTTGTACATACCAAATATTCAGGTCGCGGCGGTTTAGAAAATTTATCTGCTGGGCCTCTTGATGATAAAACAAGAGCTAAATTTGGCGAACATCCGGATGTTAATAATGTTGATCCAAGCGTCCAAGTTAATCCTTCTAACTATACTCCAGAAGAACAAAGACAATTTTTAGAGCATATGGAAAATGCTCGTAGATCTTATGGGAGAATGGCGCCCGAAGCTATGGATGCTATAGCAGGCCATGGAACTTCTTTAGAAGCTCATATCAATGATATGGTAAGAAAAAGTGGTGCTCCATCTGTCCAAGGTTATATAGATCATCTCACAGATAAACATAATAAAGAAATATCAAAATTAAAAACTCAAAAATCAATTGATCTAAGAAATCAGCAACATGAAGCTGTTATTAGGCATATTATTGAAAATCAAAAACATTTTAAAGATGCATTAGATTTACATGGTCATTTACAAAAAGCTAAAAACGTTTTGGTTGGCGTAATGGCTAAAAATAACCCTTATCATCATAGCGTTGCAGGGCGACCAACTGATCCAGAAGGCGCAGTTGTTGTTGATAAAAATGGTAATATGAGCAAGTTTGTAAATAGAGATGAATTTTCAAAATTAAATTTTCTAAAAGGCCAATTCCAAAAACAAAAAGCAGAAGAAAATGCTTAGATTTAAATATTTTTTCTTAAAAGAAGAACAGGAAGTACATCATGATATAACCTTTATGAGAGGCAATCCTATTCATATAGGACATCAAACAGTTGTAGATCAAGTTGTTAATTCCGCCGCCAATCATGGCGGCGGACATACTGTTTATTTAACTCGCTCTCATGACCATAAGAAAAACCCCTTGACGCCTGAACAAAAACTTCAATATGCTAAAATGGCATTTCCTAATGCTAATATTGAATTGACTTCTCCTGATGCTCCAACGATATTGCATCAAGCTTCGAAATTACATGGTCAAGGCGTTAACAATTTACATGTTCATGTTGGTTCTGATAGAGTTGAACAATTCAGACAATTACTTTCACATTATAATGGCCAAAGAGGAAATCATGGTTTTTATAAATTTGATAGTATCAATGTTTATCCAGTAGGATCAGAAAGAAGCGATGAAGATGAAGGAGTTGCAGGTGCATCAGCAACAGCAATGAGAGATGCTGCGCAAAGAGGAGACAGAGAATCTTTCTATGCTATGGCGCCAACAAATTTAACAGCAGATCAAAAAGAACAAATGTTACAAGACACAGCTGCAGGTATGGTTCCGCCGCCAAAGCCTGTAAAACAAGTTAAAGAAACCCCTATTAGGAAAAAATAACATGGCCACATTTAATTCTGCAAATGGTAGTTATCTATCAGGTAATAAGTCTTTATTTGAAACAATGACTTTGGCGATGCCAAATGGGTCAATTATAAGCAATACCAATCCTTTGCCTGTATCTCTTGGAGGTGCAAATATTGCAATTTCTGGAAATAGTATAAATGTTAGTTTCCCAACAACACAAAATGTTTCATTTAGTAATCAATCTGTATACATAACAACAAATGTTGTTGCTCAAGTTAATAACTTACCATTAACACAAAATGT